CATATCGCAGTGCAAAGGTGCGTTGGGTGTGATGAAAAGAGTTAATGGTTACAGGGTTGACACTATCATACTGACTGGTACGACAGGGGCTTGTGATATAATAGTCGGTGGTCTTTCGGATACAGCTATCTTCTCTGGTGATCTCTCCGATACAGCAGCAGATTTTGTAACAAACAATGTACTGGCTTTTGACTCTATAGGCATAACACTTACATCAGCCGGCAGTCATCTTATTTTCACAAGTAAAGTATTAGGGGCAGATTTTGAAGGTGACACAAGTATTGTAAACGTATCCGGCAATCTTTTTGGTACAATTACTTATACTACCCCTGCTTATTCAGAGACTTTAGAGCCTTCAGATAAATGGAACTTCAGGGGAGAATCGAATTATAAACCTCTTTTACATCATATAGCTGATGAGATAGCCTTAGAATACAGCAAACCCCGGCAACTTATTCAAATGCCACTTCTGGAAACGGCACAGGGTGTTCAAATAGATGTGATAGGCAATTTTCAGGATGACATAAATACTTCAGGCGGGGAAACGAGGGTATTCGTACTTAACAGGGCTGAGTTCGATGTTCGCAAAAGGAGATGGGAGGCTGACCTGCACGAGATAGGTACACGGACGGCAGAGGAGGAAGATGGCGAGGGGGGAAGCACCACGGCAGACAGCACGGTAATAACAGTTGATGATGATACAATTTTAGTTGATACGATATGAAGAAATTACTTTTTTTACTTGTAATAATTACAGCTTGTCAGAGGGATATAGTACCTATTAAGAGCAGGTCGGCAAGCGTAGCCCTCACAGATGTTAATATAGGCACGACAGCCAATGACGGGACGGGGGACGCTCTTAGGACGGCATTCCAGAAAGTCAATGCGAACAACGCTTTGATTGAAGCGGCTTTTGCCACGGTTCCAACGGTGACAGAGATGCGGGACGCTATTGCTGACACTAACCAGTATAATAAAGAGCAGGCAATACCTATTTCAACCCTTGCCTTTATGCAAGCCGATTCAAATAGTTATGGCGGGGCAATGACATACAACGGGGTTGTCAACTATGTCGCAGCCAACGGAGGAACAGGCGGGGGCGGGGGTTACAAGTGGACAGAGTTTATAGTAGGTACTACAACGGGCGCACCGGCCAATGCTGATACTGCCTTTACAATAGCGGGCATGGCAGGTGATGTTATGGAGCTTTGGAGGGGAACTACGGCGGACCTGCATAAACAATGGTTGAATGAGACAGCCACTAATGGGGTAACAGGATACAGATATAATTCGTCCGGCACAATGGTAGTACGTCCGGGATGGACTACGGGTGACAGGGCATATATCAAAGCGGTTCCGACTTCGGGCGTATCTAAGATAACTCTTTCAGGAGGGGCTTCATCGCTCATTACAGGACTCAGAGCGGGATGGAAGATGGACGAGACTTCAGGGACACAGGTTAATGATGTGCTTTCTACCTATACCGGAACGACAAATGCCACGGTTAATCAGACGGGTAAGTTTGGCAGGGCACACAGTTTTAACGGCAGCCAGATGGCAACATTCGGGACTGATGTTGGCGACTTGGGGACAAGTGACTTCAGCTATTCATGTTGGATTTATGTGCCTACGCTTCAATCAGCTTATAACGGATTTATTGAGATGCAGTCAAGCGTGGTAACATTTTACGCAATGGTCGATGTGGCTAATTATATAAGAGCAGCAATAACTTTTGATCATACAAACTACATTCACATAGTCTCTAACGCAGCTATCTCAGCAGCGACCTGGACCCATATTGCTGTTACTTACGACAGAAGCGGTAACGGGACATTATTTATAAACGGAGTGGCTCAGACTGATGTTGAGGACATATCTTCAGGAGTTGCCGTAGATGTGCAGAGTAATAGAGATTTCAGAATCGGCAGGGGTGGTAACTCAACATGGTATTTCAATGGTTCGATTGATGACGTCTATCTCTGGACTAAGGTTCTGACTCAGGACGAAATTGATGAATTGCAACTTGGCACTTATCCTTGGTAACATGAAGAAACTACTATTCATACTACTTTTATTTCTCCCACTGGCAGCGTGGGGCCAGAGTCATTACTATGTGGCCCCTTATGGTGTTGATGTTGCCTATGGCGGGACATTGGAGGAACCGTGGGCAACGCTTAGCTATGCTATAACGCGGGTCACGACGGCATGGAGTACAATACACGTGGAGGAGGGTACGTATCCGCCTATCACAAGCCAAATGCTATTACGCAATGGCGTAAGCATCGAAGGAGCAGGGAGGAATGTTACTACGATACCTTTGACATATTCAGCAGGAACGCCTTGTATAAAACTTGAAACATGGGGGGGATGGTCTAACAAAACAGTCGGTCATCAACATATCTCGGGAATAAAATTCGTGGGGTCGACGACTCCGGGCGTGCCTGTCGGCAAATGCGCAATAGGGGTAAATTTCAGGCATCACGTAGAAATTTACGACTGTTGGTTTGAGGATTTTGATGTGTCGGCGGCATGGTTTCAAGGAGAACCTACCTATAGTCTTGATGACGACGAGGAGACAAGAATAAGAAATCCCTACGAGACAAGACAAGGATACGAATCATATTATTTTCCTTACGATGACAGTTTTTGTGAGGGCAACAAGTTTTACAATAACGTGGTGCATAACTGTTGTAAGGAGCTTAATCATACTACTCACGACGCATCGGGTGCGCTTGAATTATCAATGCAAGATGGTTTTCTGGTTTATGGGAATAATATGACGGCTCTTGGAAGAGCAAGTAATTACAACGGTGTGCCGATCAAAATGATCATTGGATTTAATAGGAATACTAAAATTTATAACAATACAATAAATGCCGGGCACAAGAGTACAAATTATTGGCAATTTGCGATTGAAATTTGGTGGGATTTAGGTGGTCTTGAAATACATGACAATATATTAAATGGGTCGATTGACCTTTGTGATTCATGGGATCATTATGGGGCAGGTTATGGAGCAAAAATATATGATAATGACATAGGTTATCCAACAACAACGAATGAATATGATACAGGAATAATTCTTGAGGACACTCATATTGACACATACATATTTAGGAATAAGATACACAATGTAGGAAAAGCAATAACCATCAACAACTCTAATCGTACTCATGCTGAGGTCATGGATGGTGTGCATATCTGTGAAAATTTAATGGTCGAGTTATCTGGAAAAGCTTATCAGACATGGGGTATATATACTAACTATCAAACGATTGTAAGTCATGATGCTACATGGAGAAATTTATACATCCAGCATAATACGATAGTAGCATCTGCATCTGCTCCGGCTCCTACTTATTACGGGATCGTTCTTCCTACTGTTGAAAAATTTGACGGACTGTATATCGAAAACAACATCTTAATCAATTGGGAGCGTGGTGCTATATGGGGAACAGGAACAAGGACGCAGGCTACAAACATATTTATACGGAATAACTTAATCTTTGATAGTTACAACAACAATGATCCGGTTTATGTGAATGGTTATCCGACAGCAGGAATAACACATTCCGGGACCGTAAAGGCTGATCCTTTATTTATATCTCCTCCTTTAAGTTACAGACTACAAGCGCTATCCCCGGCTATCGGTGCAGGGCGATACCTATATCTGACATGGTTTCCAACTGATTTCGATGGTCATGGATGGATGAACCCGCCTTCGATAGGTGCTTACGAGATAGCGGGGAGCGGGATGCCTGTTGTGTCTACTTCGCCTGTCACTAACATAACCGCTACTACCGCTTTATCGGGCGGTGTAATCACTTCCGACGGAGGTTCTGCTGTCACGGCAAGGGGTGTATGTTGGAGTACCTCAACGGCTCCGACTACTGCTGATTCAAAGACAACTAACGGTACGGGAACAGGGAGTTTTACTTCTAACGTGACAGGATTAACCAACGGGGAGACTTACTATCTCAGGGCTTACGCTACGAATAGCATCGGAACGGCTTACGGGTTGGAGAGAGTGTTTACGACTCCTATCCCGACATCTTCAGGGGTGCGGTTTATCATGCACGACGGGGTTTTTGTGATTCATAACGGCAAATTTATTAAATCAGAATAACATGGGATGGGTATTAGGATTGGGAAACGGAGTTGTTTTTAGGACTGGATCGTCCCGGGCGTGGAGTTCATACTGGGTGAACCGACATCCTGAGTTAAAGACTTATATAACAGGATTAATTACGCCATTAAGCAATAAACAGATAATACGTATTGGCGAATTTATTGAGGCATTGAAGAATGGGTTATCAATTACGAATCTCTCTGATGCGTTTGATGTGATGTATATACTTGCTGGGGAAACAGAGGAAAGTTCATTGAAAAACCTTGTAAAAGATGCTCATCATTGTACTGCCGTAAACGCCCCGACCTTTACACAATACGAAGGGTATGTTGGTGGTGCAACGAAATCTTTGGATACGAATTACAATCCTTTTGCACAAGGTGAAAATTACCTGCTTAACAGTGCATCGCTTGGAGTATACGTAAGAACAACAACAATCGGAGCCTATAGAATTCTTGGTGTTGCCGATGCTGGCAATGAATCGGGGATCATTCCCCGAATGGATTACGATACAGTTGGAAGATTTTATTGCAGGGTGAATCAAGCAACATATACGTATAAAGCCGCAACCGGAGATACTAAAGGAATGTTGATTGCAAGCCGTGTCGGGGCAAATGCCGTTGGCGGGTATATAAACGGAACTGATTTGAATTGCTATAATAATACAGTAGTTTCAACGTCACTTCCAAATTATAATATTCATCTTTTAGCTTTAAATTCAGCAGCGCGTACGATCTACCATAGCCCTGACCAATTATCCATTGCTTTTATGGGGAAAGGATTCAGCGGTGCGGAAATAACTGCAATAACTAACGCTTGCGAAGC